TTCTCGACCACGGACGAGGTCGAGAAGGCCATCCGCGCCAAGTTGGCCAAGTTCGCGGCGCTGGGGGACACCACGGTGTCCGACGCAGTCGTCGTGCCTGCCAAACGCACCACGAGGAACGACCCATGACCATTCGAGTTGTTGTGCACAACGACGATCAGCGCGAAGGCGCCATCATTGGCGTGCGCCAGATCCCCATCTTCCCCGGCGACGTGCCGGGCAGTGAGAAGGACGTCCACACCACGCAGCTGCGCGGCGGGGAGAAGAGCGTTTTCTGGGTCCACGGCGGCCAGAAGCTCGAGGTGCTGGAGGTGCAGGGATGAGCGCCTCCGACAACACGCACAAGGTGCCGCTCAAGCAGTGGCGCAAGTGGACGCCGGCCGCGCGCAAGGTGTTCAACGAGACCTTCGAGACGATGTCAGACAACCAGGGGCTGTTCCGGCACCCCAAGACGGCGGCGGTGCCCCAGGCGCAGTGGACGACCACGGCCTGGAATGCCGCGTGGATCGCCGCCGACGCGGTTGTGGGAGAGGTGCTCCTGGCGGGCACGGTGGTGCAGGACATCAGCCCAAAAACGGGCGTGGTGGTGCGAGAGCAGCGCGTAAAGCGCTCCTCGAGCTCGCCATCCGCCGCTCAGCCGAGCTTCGGGAGCGTGCCGCTCAAGCGCGAAGGCCAGAAGGTGAAGGGGTTGCCGTCATGAGCCAGAAGCCGCTGCCCCAGTTCTACGATGACGAGGACACCGAGCCGTACGTGCCCGGCTTGCTGGACAGCAACAAGTTCCTGGGGGCGCTGGCCGCGGCCGCGCTGCTGGGTATCGCGCTGCTGGCGTGCTGGGCGATCTGGTACCCGCACAAATGACCGAAGAGCAGTTCGTCGAGCTGGGCAAGATGCGCCACATGCTCAAGGACCTGCGGGAAACCGAGGCCGCCTTGGAGAAGGTGACATCGCGCGGGGACTTGCGCGATGTGATGCGGGAGGGCATCACCATCCCGCCGCAGATCCTCCAGCGCTTCGTGGCCGAGCTGCTGGTCTACACCCAGACCGAGCGGCTGCGGCTCGAGGACAAGTGGGACAAGGCATGAAGGTCATCGCCCTTGGCACCAAGACGGAGTTCGCCACCAAGAGCGACCCGTCGCGTTCGGAGACATCGTGAACAGCCAAATCCTCGCCATGCGCGCGGCTGTGGTGGCCGCGAAGCTCGAAGGGCTGGACGTTGGCATGCAGTGGATTGCGAACACGCTCTGTGGCCCGGGACACCTGCCAGATATTGACGAGGCCCGCGCGCTGGGCGGTGCGCAAGCCCTGTGGGACAAGGAAACGGCAGAGCACGAGGCGTTCAGGGCTGCCCATCCCGCCCCGTGAAGCCGAACGCCAGGTTAAGCGGCGCCGGCACGGCGTCCGCTTGAACCGCCAGTTCGGCTTCACTGGTGAACGAAGCCACAACACTAGGACTGACGATGACAACCAAGCTCGATGAACTCGTGAACCGCTTTCTGACGTGGCCTGTGCCGGCCGACGTTTACCCCGATGGCACGCCAGGACAGCCAGGCCGCAGCGGCACCAACCTGCTGACGGCGCAGCAGGCGAAGGACATGCTCACGCATGTGCTGGGCGACGTGCTGGCCGAAGCCGCTAAGAGCGACCCGTCACACATGCACGAGGCGCTCGATGCACTGCGCAAGCGCCTCGACTCGGGGGAGATCGTCGCGTTCGTCGCAGCTGCGATCAACACCGAGGATGGGGTGTACGCCTACTGCGGGGCGGACAAGGCCGCGCACGTCACGCGGCTGCGCATGCAGGGCGCCCTGGCGCAGATCCAGCACGCCTACCTGAACGGCGAGCTGGTGGAGGGGGACACGGTTTGAACCTCTCCCCTGCCGAGATCCAGGCGCTGACAGCGGCGCTGCCCACCATGGCGATGCAGGAGAAGCTCGCCACGCTGGAGATGCTCGAGCAGATGGAGGCGCAGATGCGGGTGACGTCCGCACGGGACGACCTGCTGGAGTTCTCGCACGAGGTGTACCCGAACTACTCCGTGGGGGCGCACCACCGCAAGATGGCGCAGCTGTTCAAGGACGTGCTGGAGGGGCGCAAGACGCGCGTGATCGTCAACATCGCGCCGCGCCACGGCAAGAGCGAGCTGACGTCCTACCTGCTGCCGGCGTGGTTCCTGGGGCACAAGCCCGACGCCAAGATCATCATGGCCACGCACACGCAGGCGCTGTCGGAGGACTTCGGGCGTCGCGTGCGCAACCTGATCGCGGACCCGGACTACAAGCGCATCTTCCCCGAGACCTCGCTGCAGACGGACAGCAAGAGCGCGGGCAGCTGGAACACGCGCCAGGGCGGCAAGTACTACGCGGTGGGTGTGGGCGGTGCGCTGGCCGGCCGCGGCGCGGACCTGCTGGTCATCGACGACCCGCACTCGGAGCAGGACATCAAGACCGGCACGCGGCTGCCGTTCGACGCGGCCTGGAGCTGGTACCAGACCGGCCCGCGCCAGCGCTTGATGTGGGGCGGGGCGATCATCGTCGTGATGACGCGGTGGTCGACGTTCGACCTGACCGCGCGGCTGCTGGACTACTCGGCCAAGAACCCCGACGCCGACCAGTGGGAGGTGGTGGAGTTCCCCGCGATCATGCCCTCGGGCAAGTCGTTGTGGCCGGAGAAGTGGTCCATCGAGTCGCTGCTGCGCACAAAGGCCTCGCTGGACCCGAAGTACTGGACCGCACAGTACATGCAGGACCCGTCATCGGACGAGGCGGCCATCATCGGGCGCGACCAGTGGCGCGTGTGGGAGAAGGACAAGCCGCCGGTGTGCACGTACATCATCCAGGCGCTGGACGCGGCCGCGGAGACCACAAACCGCGCCGACTTCACGTCCATCACCACCTGGGGCGTGTTCATCAACGAGGCCGAGCGCGACGAGCACCAGATCATCCTGCTGGACCGCATCAACGAGCGCATGCAGTTCCCCGAGCTCAAGGCCAAGTCGATCGAGCAGTACAAGCGCTGGGAGCCGGACGCGTTCATCGTCGAGAAGAAGAGCTCCGGCACGGCGCTGTATCAGGAGCTGCGCTTCATGGGGCTGCCGGTGCAGGAGTACACCCCGCACCGCGGCTCGGGCGACAAGGTTGCACGGCTGAACGCCGTGGCCGACATCGTCAAGGAGGGGAAGGTGTGGATCCCCGACACGTGGTGGGCGCGTGAGCTGATCGATCAGGTCGCGCAGTTCCCCAATGGCCAGAACGACGACGACGTCGACACCACCTCCATGGCGCTGATGCGCTTCCGCCAAGGCGGGTACCTGACGTTGGAAAGCGATGACACGCTGGCCGACAAGAGTGCGTTCTACGGCCGCCGCGCGGCCTACTACTGAGGAGTACAGCGATGGCTGAAAAGATCCTGCCGGGGCCCTCGCTGCCGTGGCCCATCCCCTACGACGCGGTGATGCTCATCGCGCAGAGCGAGAGCCTCGCGCTCAAGGCCTACAAGTGCCCGGCGGGCGTGTGGACGCTCGGCTGGGGCGAGACCGACAACGTCAAGCCCGGCGACGTGTGCACCAAGGAGGAGGCGGACAGGTGGCTGTACGACGACCTCGTGGACCGGGTGAAGAACATCCGCGAGCTGACCACCGAGTGGGCCAACGACAACCAGATCGGCGCGTTCGCATCGCTGGCCTACAACATCGGCCTCGAGGGCTTCAAGAAGAGCACCGTGCTGCGCAAGCACAACGAGGGCGACTTCCTGGCGGCCAGCCGCGCCTTCGGGCTGTGGAACAAGGCCAAGAACCCGAACACCGGCAAGCTCGAGGAGTTCGCAGGCCTGACGGCGCGCCGCGCGCGCGAGTCGGCCCTGTACCTCACGCCGGACACCGACCAAGACGCGTGGAAGCCGATGCCGCAGGTGGTGAAGTCCGAGACCGCGCTGGCCAAGAGCCCCATCGCCATCGGCGGGGGCGCCACCGCAGGCACTGGCACAATCGTGGCCGCCGGCGCGGCCTTTGCGGATGAACTGGGCCCGGTGATCACCCAGGTGGCCGACTTCAGCTCCAAGCTGGGGGTAACGCCGCTCAAGGTGCTGGCGTTCGTGCTGATCGTGGCCGGCTGCGTCACGCTGTACCAGCGCTACAAGCAGAGGGACCAGGGATGGGCGTGATCGCAGCGAAGGTCTTCGGCTTCGTCAGCAAGGTGCCGTGGTGGGTGTGGATCGCCGGGGCGGTGCTGGCATGGGGCTGGAGCGGCCACGCGCGCTACGGTGCGCTCAAGAACGAGGTGGTGGTCAGTGCAGCCAAGAGCCAACAGGAGCAACGTGATGAAGAGCAACGTCGTGTGGTCGAGCAGGCCAAGAAGCTGGACAAGCTCGCGGCTGCTGCCGAGGGCGACAAGATCGACGCTGATCGCGCTCGCGCTGCTGAGCAGCGGTTGCGCGCCCAGCTTGCAGCGGCTCGCGCCAGGAGTGGAGACAGCCAAGATCCCGCCTTTGCAGCAGAGCGCAAGGCAGCCGAAACGGTCCGAGTCGTTCTCGGCGAATGTGTCGCGCGATATCGAGAGCTGGGAGAAGAAGCTGACCGTGCCCGAAGAGCCGGCCAAGCCTGCGAAGTGAGCTACGACGTACTGATGAACAAGGGAGACAGCGATGCCGGCCAACGTTGACAAGGGGATCTACCAAGCCCCGACCGGCCTGTCAGGCCTGCAAGACCAGCTCAACGACGAGATCGAGGTGGAGATCGAGCCTGATCCGGAGGACGGCTCGCCGCCGCTGGACCCCGAGGCGGTGTCCGCCGCGCTCAACGCCAAGGAGAACGCCCACGGCGCCAACCTCGCCGAGACGATGGATGCGGGCGACCTCGTGGCGCTGCACAGCACCTTGTGGGAGCTGTACGACTCCGATCTGCGCTCGCGCAAGGACTGGGAGCGCACCTACCGGCGCGGCCTGGAGCTGCTGGGCCTGAACGACGAGGAGCGCACGGAGCCGTGGGAAGGCGCGTCCGGGGTGGTGCACCCCATGCTGTCCGAGGCGGTGGTGAGGTTCCAGTCGGAGAACATCACGGAGACGTTCCCGGCGGTGGGCCCGGTGCGCACCAAGCTGCTCGGCCGGCCGAATCCCGAGCGCGAGAAGGCCGCGCGGCGCGTGCAGGAGGACATGAACTGGCGCCTGACCGAGCAGATGCCGGAGTACCGCACCGAGCACGAGCGCATGCTGTTCAACCTGCCGATCGCAGGCTCAGCGTTCAAGAAGGTGTACTTCGACAGCTCGCTGGGCCGGCAGGTCAGCCGCTTCGTGCCGGCGGAGGACTTCGTCATCAGCTACGGCGCGTCGGACCTCACGACGGCGGAGCGCTACTCGGTGCGCATGCGCTACACCGAGAACGAGATCAACTCGGCCATCGCCGCGGGCTTCTACCGCAACGTCGAAATTGGCACGCCGGGGCGCCGCAAGGACGAGCTGCAGGACGCCAAGGACAAGCAGACGGGGATGCGCAACCTCGAGGACGGGCGCTACGAGTTCGTCGAGATGCACGTCGACCTTGTCGACTACGGCCTGGGGCGCATGGCCGGCGAGGTGGAGGTCGCGCAGCCGTACGTGGTGACGATCAACCTCGAGACCGACCAGATCATGTCGGTCTACCGCAACTGGGACGAGAAGGACCCCAAGTTCACGAAGAAGCAGCACTTCGTGCACTACAGCTACGTGCCGGGCTTCGGCTTCTACGGCTTCGGGCTGCTGCACCTTGTGGGCGGCCACGCGCGCGCGGCGACGTCGCTGACCCGCCAGCTGATCGATGCGGGCACGCTGAACAACCTGCCCGGCGGCCTGAAGGCCAAGGGACTGCGCATCAAGGGCGACGACACCCCGATCGCCCCGGGCGAGTGGCGTGACGCGGAGGTGCTGGGCGGCAAGCTGTCCGAGGGCCTGTTCCCGCTTCCGTACAAGGAGCCGTCGGCTGTCCTGCTGAACCTGCTGGACCGCGTGGTCGAGGATGGCCGGCGCGCCTCGTCGACTGCCGACACCAAGCTGGCCGACATGACGG